TACAATCCGTCCACAATCAAAATTCCCCTGCCGACCTGCTCCATTAGGCTTATAATATCCTCACTAATTAGATAACCCCATCCCTCAGCAGGAAAAGAATAGGACTACCCATCACAGGTAGTCCTATCTCTATTATTCCACTTTTGCTTTTTTTAACGTCCAAAAATTAAGACTGTTGCGGTATCCTGCGTCATAGCCTATGCACTCCCAGCCGTCTAGACCTAGAGTATCAAGAGCACCTATCAGACCAGCTAAGCCGTTGCTGATATTGAGCACAGTTTCACCAGTGGAATCAACACGGGTAACAACAGATTTTATTCCATCGTAAGTTTCAATCAAGAAACAATATTCAAACATTATAAAATTCCTCCTTATTTGACAATCGGCGCACGACATCCCCTACAATTTGGATGTGAGTCAAAAGGTTCCTCAAAGCTATGCTCCGTACCGTTTTCCTCTTCACATTCGTCACAGGTCAATGCGTCTATACTCTCGATCCGTTTCCACCCTTTGCAAGTTCCCGATTCCTGCATACTCATTAGACAGGCTTCCCGATTTGATCGTAATTGCTCCGTCCTGGCCACTAGCAAGGCTCTTTTCCGATTGCCATCCATGGACTCGGTTAATAACTTAGCCGTCTTGATTGGATTCCATCCTAAAGCCTGTGCCTTTAAAAGTATGTCTGCTATCTTATCAATGGTGTAGGGATAGGACTTTTGCAGGAGTGCATACAGTGGAGCAGTATCCCTGATAATACCTATCATCGTATTGATTTTGTCAGGGGACAGCCTGTAGAAATTGGTAGTCAGCAGGTCAAGTATCTGATAAGTTGTCTCAGTTCCGATTTTAGAAAATAGAATTTGATTGTCTAGAATTACTTGTGAAGCTACAGAGTCATATCGTTCTATATATATTTTGCTAAGCCTGAGAAACTCTTTGTAATGGATATCATTATATAAATCCGTTTTCGTTTTAAATTCTTTATTGGCTATCTTTGCTATTAATGACTCTAGCTCCTGTTCGATAACTTTCCATTTTTTTGTCAGCAATCTAAATTCATCAGCTTCTAGCTGTGCTAACTTGTCCTGCATTTCAGAAATAATTCTCAGAGCTTCGGCGTTATATTCCTCTCGTGTCGGCATAAGTCACCGCCTAAAGCTGGCTAAATGCAGTCAAATCAGCCTGAGATTTATTAGCCTGTTCTACGGCTTTTTCCTCTAATGCCGTCTGTATAAACTCCTCAGAGTATCCGACAAGTCTTAAAGCCGTAGGTAATGCGACTCCCGCCTGAGTTGCTTTATTAACAATCTCCATGCGGTCGGAATCATCCATCGGAAACATTTCGGGAAGTTCCATAGAGAATTCAAAATCACCCTTTTCGTATGAGCCAACAGAAAATAACCCCCAAAATGAGCCAAGAGTCAAGCAGATTTGAATAATCCTAATCAGACCTGTAACATAGTTACCCCTTGCTTCTTCTGCTCTATCCACAGCAGCACCCATCTGAGTCCTTAAGGCTTTACCTGAGACGTTATTCAATTCGGCAAGCTCATAGTATTTGAGTTCGGGTAGGTCACTTTCGCATTCGGCCAATTGTGCGTTGAGGATAGCCAACATTGAGTCATAATTGATGTCAGGAATCATGCTCTCAGCATTTGCATTGCCTGGAAGATTCCAAATATCAGGATCACCGTTAAGATATGGAGAGTCCTCTAATTCTAGAGATAATGCAATCGGTCTACCATCTTTATCTACTGTATTACTGGATATTGCTAGTACAGGTTTCCCGAATCTGAAAAGGATGTCGTGTAATCTCTCTGCCTGTCTGTTAGACTCTTCGATTTTTGTCAGAGCATGGAATACACAAGATAAACCATCGTCAAAACCTATATCTTTGAACTTGATATGTACAATCGGCACAAACGATATACCTAAGCTAGAGATTGTCCCCCACTGGTCAGGTGTGCCTAACTGCTTTACAGGTGTAGATTCGTTGGAATTACCTACCCAGATTTTCCAGACGTTATCTGTTTTTGACCAATATTCCACACGATTTTTTATGACATTATTCTCGTCTTTGATAGGTGTATCAATTCTAATCTCGGTTATATAACCTCTGGAATCCTCTACATAGTCTGTAACATTTTTAGAGTCTATCAAATCAAACCAAGTCTTTTTTCCGTCACAGTTTGCTTTCAGGAAAAGATTGCCATATAAAGCCAAATGCCGAATCTGTTTTTGTTTAGCATTGCCAAAGTTTGACCAAATGAAAAGCTGGTCAATAGCATCTATGAGCAATTCATTATCTGCCTGTAGTTTTATACTTTTCAAATCGCCTGGAATTATTTTTGATACATAAAATTCCACAGCTCTATTGACAGGATTCCTGTTACCGTTTTTCCGTAGGTACTTAAAATTAACAGTATGTTGCCCCCGATATGATACCGAGTCGAGTACCTCATCATATAGGCTATTATTGAGGTAATAGTCGGTCAACTTCTCATATAATTCTTTTTTTGTGAAAATTACTTTATTCAATTTTTGCCCTCCCTTCGTCTGCGAACTAATCCGCGTCTTAGGTACGATTCAAGATAGATGCAAAGTTGACTAAATGCATCGGATTGATCCCTGTACTTACACTGAGGAACTTTTAATAATTCCTCTGTGTAAAAATCATCTAGCCAAATCCGACTCTCAGGCAGATGCACTAATCCCATTGAGCACCATAAAGCAGCCTGTAAGCACCGTTCATTTTTGTCGGCAATACCTGGGTTAAACGGTTGAATTAAATCCCCTACCCATTTAACAGATGAACGTTTCAATGCCAAGAGTAGACTCGTCCCCGTGCTTTTATTTTCGATTATGATTCTTTTTAATAAATTAGCCTGACCACCATTCCATTTTTCCGCCAGTTCTTCTGCTTTAGCCTGAAGGTCTGTAAAATCCACTCTACCTCTCCAGACATCGATAATGTATAAATTATCTTTATCGTCTAGCTCCCCTGTAACACAGGTACTATAAGCAGCACTATCATTAATGGATGCGGCTGTATCCCAAGATTGCCAACGTGATTTAACATTGCTTACTGTTGTAAACCTGTCATCGAACCATTCAGGTTTAAAGATATTACCTTCAAAACCGTATGGATTCTGTTGCATTTGTCCTTGTATTTCAATATCTGACATGTTTTCTGTGAGTGAATCTAATTGCTTCTCACCATAAACATCCGGCCACAAAACTTCACCTTCTATGACTCTAGGGTCGTCAAGTCCTATACTAGATGTATATCTTTTGCCTGTAAATCTGGCAGGTAAAACAACATGCTCCCATGTCCCTTTTTTATCTCTTTCCAGAAGATAGCCAAATACATCTGATGGGTGGATTCTTTGACCTAAAATAATTTTGACTGTTTTATCAGGGTCAGACCTACGATTTGAAAAAGTACCTCCATACCATGAATTGACTCCCTCACGGATTGCTTCGGAATATGCGTCTTGCACTCTCAATAAATCATCCGCCAAGAGGAAATGACCCTGGAGACCAGTCACCGCACTATTTGTACCTACGGCTCTCCTTACTCCACCTTTTATATTTTTAAAGCAATCTTTAGAATTTTCATCTTTTGCAAGTTGTAATGGCCATCTTTCCTGATAAAAATCAGAGCTGATAAGATTACGACACTTCATCGAGAATTCAATAGCCAAATCTTGTCCGAATGATGCACAGATAAATTCTTTTTTAGGATTATTAGCCCAAACCCAAGCAGGAAAAAAAACAAGAAATATAAGTGACTTACTGTGTCTAGGAGGGATATTAACCATAAGGTTTAGAATTTTTCCCTCATATGTTGCCTGTGCGTAATTGCACAGTAACTTTATGTGCCATGATTCGGAGAATTTCACATCTGGACACACCACAGGAAAACACATTCTTACAAAGTCATAAAAGCTTTCTTTACCTAATTTGGATTGAACATTAATAATTAGTGGTGGTACAGCCTCAGGACTATTTAGGATTATTGGTTGATAAGAGTTTTGATTCGACATCCCGTAAATCCTCTACTGTTAAATTGTCTAGATTAATATTCAAGTTCATGTTCAAATTTTTATTTACCGCCCCTGATTTTGTCCCCCGATGCTCCGCCCACCAAATCAGCATCTTTTCATTTCCTTTATTGCACAAATCCATAATCTGACTGTCAATAAATTCGTTATACAGTTCTAGAGCCTGCTCTTTGGCTAATACAAGTGCTGGAGTCTGTCTAATCCTTAAACTAAGATAAGCAGGATTAAGTTGTAGATATTTTGCTGTCTTTGGTATGTTTCCGCCCTTGTGAGTCAATGCTTCTGTTATCTGTTCCTCACTGTAGCAATACATCCCCTGTTCGATTTTGTAGCCCAAATAGAATTCTTTATTTGCACCTAATACAATTTCATTATCTTTTCGAGGTCTACCCCTTCCACGGCGCGACAAGACTCTAGATTTTGATTCATCATCTTCATTGAACTCGTCATCTTGAAAAGATTCTTCATATTCCTGTTCTGCCTGTTTTTGCATTGATTTAATTGTCATGCGTCCTCCCTTCTATTTGACGGCAATCCCCAAAATGCCTGCCAAGATAACCCCTATAGCATTGAGGGTATTTATTAGGCGATTTTCACCCCGTAATTTTTCTAT